AAACAGGATGATATCTTTCCGGTTTAATTTGTGCGGGAACATCATCTTCATATTCAAATTTTTGTCCGTCTTTGTATTTTCTACGGGCAGCTAATGATTCTTCCATTGTAGAAAGTTGAATTTTTTGATGATGTGGATTAGCTTGCATTTGAGTTGCTGCTCTTTCTAACATGTGCTTATGAGCACGTAGCTTGGTTCTCAGTTTGTAAGCATTTCTTTCATCCACATCCAAAATATCAAGATTATTTAAAGCACCATATTCTTTATCTTGATGCTGTGGAACTAATCTTGCTTCCATATTTCTTTCAGGATCATCAGGAGTGTCTAAATGAGTTCTTGATAAAATTGCTTCAAAAGAAGAATCATCAACAAACTGGTTAAAATTACCTGGAGTTTGACCACCTTTTGCTATTGGACTACCACCCGGCGCCCATGCACCAGAACCAGCTCCGCCTACTCCACCAAAGCCTGCAGCTGTTCTGATATTTTTATTTTGATTGGCCATTTTTATCCCCATGTGATAAGAAATATTGTTATCTTATTCGTGCGCCTGTATTGATTAACCTTGACCTTGGTAATACATCTGCAATTTTAGAAAAAAAAGCTTCGTATGATACTGCTGCAATAGCATCGCAAATATCATCTTTATATCCTTTTAAAGATTCGATAATAAATCTGTTGCCTTTCCATTTTTTTTGAAGAAATAAAAATTGAGTTTTTGCCTCTTTTATTTCGTCTAAAGGTAAAACTTGACCCCTAGCATCAGTGTAAGTACCGCCTGATAAATCATAAATGTCAATTCTATCTTCACGTAAAAGGGTTGCTAACTCTGTATATATTTGTTCTTTATATTGTTTGTTAAAGGTTTTCTCTACAATTGGAACTCTTAAATTTTTGAGCTTAATAACTGAAGATTGTGAATTCCATTGATCGATGCTTACCTGTTTAAATCTAAACTTTCTATGTAAATCTAATATATAGTCTTCAACTTCTTTTTCTGGTACTGGTTGATTTTTAGTCTTAGGATTCCAAAAGTGCACATGATCAATAACCACTCTTCTTAATGGTTTACTATCTTGACCATAATTACCCCACATAGTCTCACAATGTGCTACAGCTATGGCATAATAGTCAGATGTTCTTGCTGGGTCAATATGACAAAAATATTGAAACATGTCTGTAGGTCTTTCTGCTCTTGGAACCATTGACATTGATGAGAACATTCTGTTAACTGAATCTTCAGAAAACATTGGATCAGAAGATGATGCACCAAATTCTGCTCCGTATTGCATTTGATATTCAGTGCCATTTTTAAGTTTTTCTGAGTCTAAAAAGTCCCTGTCAATATTAGGGTTTACAAGCCAAGTAGGGCCTCTCATCACAAGAGTGGATGGGTCTTCTAATCTGTTTTCGTGTAAATCATATAATAGCCCAATTGGTCCCTTAGGGTTCGAAAGCATCATCATCTTTCCATCTCGCCCGAAAGTTGCAAGTGATGGTTTCAAATCATTATATAAATCGTAGTCAAGACCAGAATCAGGATTGTCACCAGCCATTGCAGCAATTTCGTCCATAATCACACTCCAACAAGTGAGACCGACGAGACCTGAAGCACTACTTGAACCACATTTTAAAACTAATGAACCAGAAAACAAATTAAGCCCAGCAGTTTCTCTACGTTCATTTTCTTTACGGTCGTTTTCAGTAAAAAACCGCATTTCAAGTTCTGTATCTTTTCCAATGTAAGGTTGGAAAAATGGAGATGCTAGTACAGTTTGTTTAATTTTAGCAAAGATAGCGTTTTTAGCTTGTTCTTCGTTTCTAGCAACATTCAATAAATAAATAGAGTCAAATTCCATCAAACCATATCTTGCTTGAGGATGACCCATGCAAATAAGCCTGTAAAGCTCATACAATGCTACGGTAGACACGAGGAACGACTTACCCGAACGTCTACCAAGAACTAAAACTAATTCTTGAAATTTAAATCTCTTGGTGCATTTGTCTAAAATTTGTCTTTTAAGCTTTGGATCAAATTCTTCAGAATCTAAAAGATCCATTTCTGTTTGAAAGTTATCAATAAAAGGTCTTGATTCTAACTCTTCTATTTTTCTTAAAGCATCTGGGTTTGTAGCATTTTCTTTTTCATTTTCATATCTTTCTTTAACTATTTCTTCATCCATTCTGCTACAAGTTAAACATGGTGAATTTATAACTGAAAATGAAGCTTTGAATGGTCTATTTTGCTTCATCATTTCAATAGACTTAATCTCATTTTTCTTTACAAATTCCCAAACACAACCTTTACACCCAACTCTTTCTTCTTGCGGAATATCTTGAATAACTAAATCTGTGTTGCCTTCTTGTCCCATATAAAAACATTTCAAAATAAGTCTTTGTAGTGGGTAAGGTTTAAGATTACAAAAATATGGGTGTTCAATAAAAGTGACAATATCTACAATTTGATCAGGGTTAAATCTTGTCTTTTCAGGTCTTAATGGTGGTGCTACTTCTGCTCTTACATTAGGCACAATTTCATCGGCAAAATCTTCAGCATATTCAGTATCTTTAAATCTTTCCTGTGCTTGATTTGCCTGCATTATAAGCTGTTGTCTAATTTCAGCTTGTGTCATTGTAGCTTTTGAGGCGTTTTTTCTCATTAATTCTCTTGCTTAAGCTTTTCTCTTAAGGATTTCATCTGGTCTCTTACTAACTTCTTGTCATATTCACTATTGAATTTTTCGTGCAAATCCCATAAAATATCAAAAATATTGAAAGCAAAAACTCCTTGATTATCTCTCTTTTCCTTTAGATCCATAATCTTTCCAACAAGTTTTTCTACCATTGCAGCACGTTTTAGTTTGAGTTCATTGCTTTTAGAACAGTCAATACCACGGACATCATCGAGTTCAACCATCAAAGCAGTAAGGGCAAGTTGGTTTTCCCTGAATACCCAAGGAGCTATTAATTCTTCTCTTTGCTCGTAGTTTTTTAAACCTGAAGTAACAAGTTTCTTAAAATCACAATGGCCATCCATATGTGTTGAAACTTGATTCCAGTTCAGCTTTGCATTGTAATGTCTTTCAAAAAACTTAATTACTGATTGAGCTTTCTTACCCGTTTCAAGATAAACATGCTCAGCTAAGTTTCTGTAAGGAGAAGAGCAAATAGCACATCTTGCTTCAAAAAACTGTGGATATTGCAAATCCATCATTGAGTCATGTGGTAAAGGAATGATTGGATCATCAGTTTCTTTGAGATCTTTGAAATATCTCATTCCATCTGATGTAAGCTCTTCTTTTACTTGGATTATTGCACCAACTACTTCATTATTATCTTCTGACATTTAACTACCTTATAAAGAAAACTAAACCCGTCGAAATCGACGGGTTTAGAATAGAGTGGATGGTTATTAGGAGTTTAATGCTCTCTTAAGTCTTTCATATGGGGAAATAGAATCAGCCGCAGATACCATATATTCATCAGCTAATCCAAATGTAGCATAGTTGCCTTGAGTAAATTTATCAGATGTAGAAGTGCCAGAATCTAAATCAACGGTAGCTTCTCCTCTTCTCATAGCAACTCTGTAAGTCTTATTGTTTTTATCAGCAGTTACGTTGCTCTTTTCTTTCTGAGCAGTTAAAACTGAATTCAACAAAGCCTCTTCAATCCAAGGCTTAAGTTCAGTATGTAAAGCTGTTCTAGCATTTGAACTTGTCTTTGCAAGTTCTGCCAATCTAACCCAGGAGTCAAATTGCTTATTGTCAATCTTTACAACAGCATATGGACCTGAGCATAATCTTTTAGTAAATTCTCTTGCACTTAATCTTTCCAAACTTCTTTCAATTGTTGGAGCACAATCAGCATATTTGGTAGGTACAACAGCTACTTCAACTTTCTTTTCAACTGGGGCTTCTACTGTATCGAAAAGCTTAGAAGCTACCCTGTTACAAAGTTCAATATCAAAATTTTCTACTGCCAAAAGCTCAATAACATCATTCTTTCCAAATCCGCTTTCTTTGAGTCTTGAGGCCATACGACTTGCAACTAATAAAGCACCATCTTGACTTTGCTTTAATTCATTGCGCCAGTTATAAATGAATTCATCGTTGTTTTTATTTTCCAACATCTTTCTCCCAATTTTATTAAAATCACCCTAAC